GTCTGTAAGTCGAACCAAGAACCCCTTTTCGGTTGTACAGACTCCCATGTTTTCACACCTGGTGAAGTTGGCAAAGGGGTGGTTTCCGTCTGCTCCTGCGTAGTCAGCGTTCTTTCTTTTAGAAAGCTCCAATGCCTCGTCACAGAGTGCTTGATGAAACTCGAAGTATTCTTGTCGGTTCATGGGTTCCACAGGTGGACCTCTTCTTTCTTAGTGCAGTATTCTCCGTGCCTCAGAATCCGAGCAACACGGGCTTGAGTGAGTGCGTCCTCTTCAGTGAGTCCGGCTTTTTCATACGCGCCGACAATCAGACCCCAACAGTCCGCAGGGTCAGCCTGCTTGAGAACTTTCTCTGCGGTCTTGGGTCCAATACCCGGACAACCTGCGTAGCCGTCAGTGGAGTCTCCCATCAGGGCTTGCCTGAAGTGGTTGTAGTCAGCCTCCTTTGGACTGATCTCCACAACACCTTCTTCTGGGCGTATCGGCCTGTACAACATCCCTGGAATAGTCATCATGTCCTTGTCTTCCGACACAATCACGGTTTCGTGGTCGTTGTCAGGGTCGGTCTGGAGAATACCCATCACATCATCAGCCTCAAGGTTGTCGTACATCACCGTCTTGTAGGTGTCGATGGCGTACTGCTTGAGTTCCTTGTAGACCACGGGCTTTCTCTTGCCCTTGCGGTTGGCCTTATATGTGGGGAGGACATCCTTGCGCCAGTTCTGATCTCCAGTCAGGGTCAGGACAACATCGGTGGCATCAAGAAGTGCTGCGATGTCCGCAATCCAGATGTCCACCCTTTCCTTGGCTTCTCTCGCGTCCCCGTGCAGAGTCCACCAGTCATCCCCCCAATCCATCTCGACCTCTACTGAAGCCGACTCTCCATATAGAAGAATATCTCCATCAATCAACAGCGTTCGTTTCTCATCCATGCGTTCTCCTTCGACATCCTTGTCGTGGTGTAGTCAATTTTTTTCTTGTCTGACAGTAGTTTTGTGAGTCGTTTTCTCCTGACTGATTTGGTTGGGTACAGAAGTAATTCAGTCAGTATTTCTGCTTGTGGTTTCTTCTCTCTCAAGAAAGGAAGAACTCGTCTAATGCAGTTCCTCGCGTTGTCACCGAAGGCGCACCACTCATAAGCTGTGCGTGAGTTTGTTACCTGTGGCTTAGTCCGTATAGATCCACCGAAAATGTCTCGCAAAAACATGAGTGTATAGGGGTATGTGTTCGTGACCGTGACAGTCGGCGTTCTGTGGTACCTGAAGCATCCCTCTGCATCCAGGTAACCAGCAGCATACACTAAATCAGTGAGTCTCTGCCCAGTTGGCACCAACTCGAAACTCTGCGTCGAGCTTACAGGACAGATTGAACATCTCTCCGGCAGCAACGATGGACCTACACGCGGCAGTCCCCACGACATGGGACACCTCCTCTGGACAGGAAACCTGCACTTCATCATGAATGTGCGCTACCTGTTTCACCATGTTGGGGTCTGACTTGTGCTGGTTCATTCGTCGAATGACCCTGTTCAAGTTTACCGTGGCCTGCTTCATCACCACAGCACCCGCACTTTGCAGCAACAGGTTGAGGGCTGAGTGCTTGCTACGCACCGGCAGCTTGCGACCATCGAGACCAATTAGAAATCCTTTTGTACTGACGTTGTGGTCAATAGCCTTTCGCAGTTTCTTGAATGCAGGCATCCCATCCATGAACTTGGCGCGAATCACCTTGCCTTCCTTGGCACCTCCACCCACCAGCTTGCCCAGGTTCTGGTCGCCCGAACCGTAGATCAGTGCGTAGATGAATGTCTTCGCTGCTGCACGGGTGGGCAATCCAGCCGCCTTCTGGTTCGCAGTGTGCGGGTCGCCTTCAGTGACAATCTTTGCATACTCACCTTTGTCAGCGAAAGCCAAGTAGTGGGCAAGCATCCGAAGCTCTAGCCCTGACGCATCGCATCCCACCAAGACTTTACCCTCATCAGGAAGAAACAGCGACCGACACTCTTTTCCATAAATAGCGTTGACTGAAGGCACTTGAGAAACATTCGGCCTGCTGTGAGTACACCGTCCCGACACTGCACCGTTCGTGTTGACCGAGCCGTGGATGCGGTCGTTGGTGCTGTTCTTCAGCCACGCTTCTTTTCCTTCGGCAAGCTGACCAAGACGCTTTCCGATAGTCAGGTACTTGAGAAGGATAGCCCCCTCTTCATACTCCATCGCCTCCAGCACCGACTCGTCGATCTGTGGCTTGCCCTCGCCCGTAAACTTCTCTGGCTTCCACCCGTACTTCTTGATGAGACCCTGAGCAATCTGATCTCTGGAACCAGGGTTGAACGGAATGACCTTGATCTTGTTGGGACCACGCTTGATATCTTTTTCTCTGCACCCCATGCTTCGTGCGTGAGTTTTGGTTTCATACTTCTCACCGTCGCACTCCCAATACTGCGGCTTCTTCATTGGGATCTCTGTGGCGGGGAAGATGTCACGAAGATGTGACTCCAGCTTGGACTTCTCTGAAAGCAACTCCGCGTGTAGAGTCTGTGCAGACTTGGTGTCGAATCGGAACCCGTTGATTTCCTGCTGTCGAATATCGCTGGCGAAATCATGCTCCAAGATCACCGACTCTTTGCTGGGCGACTGGTTCATCAGAGACATGTACAACTTCTTCGTGACCTGAACATCTCGGAAGCAGTAGTCCTCCATCTCTTGTGACCACTCATCCCAACAGTCCTCGCCCTCACCGTAGTCTCCCTTGTGCATCTGCAAACGGTAACCCCACGCCTTCAAGCTGTGAGACCCGATGAGTTTTCTAGGCAGGTCGGTGAGTTTGAAGTCCTGATTCTTTTGGTCAGGAAACACCAACCTGGACATAAGCATCGTGTCACGAACACATCCCTTTGGCTTGAACCCGTACATCTTTTTCAACGCAGGCAGATCAAACTTCTGGATGTTGTGGCCGACGATGATGTCCGCATTCTCGATGACTTCAAGTCCTTGCTCGATGTCACCACGTTGTGAGTTGTAGGCAAGGCAACCGTCACCACCGTTCTGCATGACACACAGGCAGTGGACCTTTTCCAAGTCTGTAAGGTTCAGCCAATCATTGATGGCGTTGGTTTCAATGTCGATGTAGACGATGTGCATCATTCACTCCATTGGCTCTCTGGCCTTGTTTACAAGGTAGGCTGGCGTGGCTTTACCCAACGACGCACCGACCATGTTGTTCTCGAAAAACTCCAAAGCCTGCTCTGGAGTCATGTCTCGTTGTAAAATCTCAATGACTTTGCGGTAGTCGTAGACCACGAAGAAAGATTTGTACTGCCTTGCAACACCAATGATTGCTTCTTCGTAACCTTCAGCGAAGATCACTTCAGCAATTTCTTCTTCGTCGAAGTCTTCGTCTTCAATCATTTGAAAATCCCAACTCCCTAGCTCTCGTCATCGCTGCTTGGTACGCCGCGTGTGTCTCGGAATCTTTCATTAGAACTACGGCCAAGTCTCGCATTGCTTCGTCTAAGTTTCTCTCGGTCAAGTTTGCTGATGTCGAAATCATTTTCGTCCAACCACTCTCTGATATAGGGATCGTCCAAAAGAAGGTCTTGCAGTTTTAGCACCATTCGGTCGTGAACTGCCACCACTCTTTGCCTGGTCACGTTCCATTTTCTGCCAATCTCCGACCAGCTTGCAGGTCTGAAAGACTTGTCGGACTCGCTTCCAGTATTTTTCTGTGGACTTCTTGAGATGTCCTCGCGGTCCCCCATTGTGAATCCTTGCAAGAGTTTCGGGCTGCATGTCTGGTGCGTACCTCGCCCAGTATGCGGTCATGATCGCTTCGGCATACGTTCCGTTACGAACTCCATCATAACAGCCACGGTCATCGGGGTGCATGAACTCGACGGCATCTTCCCAATACGCACGGGTAATCTGGTACGGACCAAGCTCACCAGCCGCACCCACCGCATTGGTAGGGTCTTCGTGTCCGCCGGTCTCCACCATTCGGATCGACTCAAAAAGGTATTGACGATTCAACGGGATCGTCGAAGCCCACTTCTGAAAGTCTTCCGGTGTCTGTTCCGTAGCGGAGTTCGACACATCGGCCTGTTTCTCCGGTGTATCTGTTCTTGAGAACTCTAACCGTTGTGACATTTGCATCTCCTTCATCGTCTTGTTGGTTTCGTTCAAGACCCAAAACAATATCAGACAGTTGAGCAATAGCGTGACTGCCACGCAACTGTGCAAGACTTGTAATAGCACCTTCTTCATGACCACGACCCTCCGGTCTGCGTAAGTGTGAAACTAGGAACAATGAACATTTCAGTTCTTCACACATCGACCGAAGCTGAGTCATGACTTTATCTATTTCTCGTCTTTCGTCTCCGCCCTCCATACCGCTGACCACGATTGACAGGTGGTCCAGGACAATGTGCGTGGCACCCATACCTCGAACCATGTACCGGATCTTTGCAAGCAGGTTGTCACATGCCATAGATCCGAAGTGGTCGTAGAGAAACAACTTACCGTGAGCTACCGACTTGTTGAAAGCCTCACGCAATTCGTCTTCAGTGAAGTTCCAATCATGCGGAGCCTTGTTCAAGTGGATGCCCATGAACCCTCTGGCTGTACGCTCAACAGATTCTTCGAGGGCGATGTACCCGGTGGGGTGTCCCATCTGCATAAGCCAGTGCGCGATTTCCCTGCACACGCAGGACTTTCCTACCCCTGTCCCCGCACACAAGGTGACCAACTCTCCCAGCCGGATGCCGTGGGTCTTGTCATTCAGCCCGGTCCACGGGTAAGGCACTGACTCAACCTCGCCCTCCGCCACCACACGTTCCCACAGGTCGCCGCCGAGAACGACACCATCAGGCCGGTAGGTCTTCGCCTCATAGACCGCACTGACAATACCCTTGACATCCTGACCACACAGCAACTCGTTCGCATCTTTGCCACTGATGCCTGAAACAATCTTGGCCTTGCCCGGTGACAGCAGGAGCGCACACTCATTGGCAGCTTCCCGTCCTGGTTCGTCGTTGTCGAAGAAGAAGACAACGGTGTCAAACTTCTCCAGAAACTCCAGTGAGTTCTTGATTGACTTGGCCGCACCCTTCGCACCGTTCGGCACCGACACGACCGGCCACTTGTTTCCAAAGGCTTGGCTGACTGACAGGCAGTCGATCTCACCCTCGGTGATGGTAATCATCTTGCCACCATCTTTGAACAGATGCTCACCGAACAACCCCTCGAACTTCCCCACCATCATGAAGGATTTGTTGGCGAACCTGAGCTTCTGTCCCACCAACTTCCCATCCGCAGATCGGTACGGAGCGATGTGACACTTGCTTCCGTTGTGTTCGCCTACTTGGTATCCATACTTTTCGCAGGTCTTGTTGCTCAAACTGCGATTAGGCAGTGAGACGCAATCGCCCTCGGCAAACCGTGCATCCTTGACTTGAGTTTCCACTTGTTGAACCTCTCCATTGTTCTCTCGATATCCGCATCCGAAACACCACCCATGTCCATCATCGTACCTAGCCAGGTTGTCCTTGCTTCCGCAGTTGGGACACGGTTCATGGTGCAAAAATTGTGATGATGCT